GAGGCATCGAAATACCTCAAAAAAAAATAGCACTAACTCAGGACTTCCGTTTATGATGAGGAAGAGTTTAGTCAAAGATGACGTCCTTAGGGACTTTGTTAGCCTTTATGGCAAACATCCTGCTGTATTATTTACTCGTACGCAGGAAGGAGGGAAGACTAGAGATGTTTGGGGTTACCCAATTGCCGACACTCTATTTGAAATGAGATTCTACAGACCCATCCTAACACACCAAATCAAACAACCTTGGCGCGCAGCTCTTAGAAATCCTAGATCGCTTGATGAAGCGGTAAATAAATTAATGTCAAATAATAAGCAACGGGGTCAATATATCGTGTCGGGCGATGTATCCGGGTTTGACGATGATGTAAAGGCATCCTTGCAAGAAAAGCCTAAGTTAAGTGTAATTAATTGCTATCAGGAGCAGTTCCGTGATGAATTAGAGCTTTGCTTTGACAGATTCACAACAATCCCCATCGTTACACCAGATGGTATTTTATCCGGTTCCCACGGAATTCCATCAGGCTCAACTTGGACTAACGAGTTTGGGTCTATTGCACAATTTTCTATTTTCCAGACCTGTGGATGCGTTTCAATGGATGACATTCAGTTGCAAGGGGACGACAGCATTTCTTTAACGTCCAATCCTGATGTTACTTTCGAATCTTTCAGTAATGCTGGACTTAGAACTAACCCTGATAAATCAGATGTATCAGATGAATACTGCACTTTCCTTCAGTTTCTGTATCATCCTGATTATCGTACCGGTAAAATGATCGGAGGTGTATATTCTACTTATCGAGCTTTAAATAGAATCATATACCTGGAGTCTTTTGACGACATCTCAAAGGAGGATATTAGTGGTAAAGATTATTTTGCAATACGCACTATCTCTATATTAGAGAATTGTAAACACCATCCTTTATTTAAAGAACTTGTTAAGTATGTCTGGTCTTTAGATAAGTATAAACTTAATGTAAGCGACCTAGGTTTACGTCAGTTTGTGATGTTGAAACGTGAGCAAGAAGGTAAAGACATTTCTTTCTCAAAGTATACTTATGGTGACGATATAGAAGGAATTAAGAGCTTCGAAACTTATAAGATATTGAAAGAATTAAATGTATAATAATTCGGTTAACACTTCCGTG